TTTTGAGCTAAACCACCTTTACGACCGTTTTCAACTAATTGCTCTTTTGTTAAAGATTGAAATAATTTTTTACCATTTTCAGATAACATCTCTTTACTAAAATTTGCTGCAGCGTAACCTTTTTTAGCATTCTCGACAGTAAAACCACCAACGCCACCTAATCTCATATTATAGTTGTCTCTACTATCAAAGTCAACTGTTAATTCTCTTTCAATCGCATATGCTTCTTCTTCGTTTTCTGTGGTAAAGATAATTTGTTTTTCAAAATTATCTTTACCATGTTTTTTAACAGCTTCTGTTATAGCTCTACCACTTCCCATATAAGAATCGTTTGGATTATCTGTTTTATGAACACCAATATATGTTTTTTGATTTATATTATTGATTATTTTATAAACTGTATACATACAAAAACTCCTAATTTGTATGTATTTAGGAAGCGGTTGGCTTTAACCTATTATGCCGCCAAAATCTCTTTGAGTCTATCAGCAGCATAGGAAGCAGAAAACGCTTCAGGTTTTACTTTTGGTTGAAATCCACACATGCCACGGATATATCCGGTAGCTTGCTGAATAACACACGACGACCCATGCATTTCATCAGGATTGATATCAAGGTGCACTTCGCAATGACGATCACCAATATCATCAATCAGATCAAGATACATCTGGGCAGCACGATATACTTCATTCATAAGGCGAGTGGCCGGACGATCATGACGCTTATCATAATCACGCTCAGAAGATACTTCACCGAAAACTTTACATCCACGGGAGCTATCAATATGAATTACGATAGCAACAGTGTAATCGGCATACCATACATCATCACGACGATAACGTTCAGAGTCCGCACCAATGTAAATAGCGGTGGTGTCTGATGTTTTGCGGATAAATGCCTTAACTTCTTCTAGATCGAACGGCTTCATTTTATGATCTCACTTTTACTTCCTACGCTTGTTTCTCTGCTTTCGTTTCTTTGAACCAAGCTTACGACGACCCTTACGTGGGCGATTCTTATGAGGATGTGCCATTAGTCTTTCTCCTTCAGTAGAAACTTATTATTAATAACCTTGAAAGTTACCACGAGCCTTACCAGCCAACGAAGGATGCAGAGGAGCTTCCCACTTCTCGATGCACAAAGGCACAGTTAGATCAAAACCTTCGACAATATCATAAACATTCGTGTATTCAGGATAACAATAGCAGACGCTTCGATACCAACCTTTTTCATCATGTCCAAAAAACTCAGACATGGGCAGAATAAGACCTTGCGAGATCTGTCCACGAAGCTTGATAGTACGAAGGCGGAAACCTTCGACATTATCCATAACCTTTAGTGAAGACTTACGAAGGAACTCAAACTTTTCGATAGCTGGAAGAAAACTGTCGATCTCAAAGTACACGACGAGGTCACCAGCAGCAAAGTTATTGCTCTTCTGTGTTACGACCTTCCAACCATCGACAGTTGCACAGACGATATTATCTGCACCCTCAATCGGGTCAATAGCCTCGATACGACGAACAGAGGCAAGCTTACGTGTCACTTCTTCCATAATCTAGTTCCTTTAATTTGGTGCCCACGGTCGGATTCGAACCGACACTTTACGGATTTTAAGTCCGTTGACTCTAACCAGTTGGCCTACGTGGGCTCAGTTACAATTATACCCTACTTTTTAAGGGAAGTCAAGTGTTTTTTGTGCACACGACACATGATCCACCCATTATAATAGTCGTCGCTGGTAAGAACGTTGTTATCGAACTGATATTTAGCTTCGAGATAGGCGAATTCGCCCTTGGATTTACAGAGAGCTAGAATTTCTCTCCGGAACATATCCGGTCCTAACTTCTCGACATCTTCGACCAGCTCTTTGTTAGAGCCGTAATACGTTTTCCACTCTGACTCGACTTTAAATCGTTTTTTCTTACCCTTGACGATCTTAGATTTCGAAAAGTAAAAATTCTTTTTACCAATATATTTTCTATTGGATAAAAGATTGGTAATTATATAAACGTATCCAACATATTCACCGATCTCTTCGTACGGCAAATCATTATATAACCACATACCAGAACTCCATTGTTTCTGGTATTTAGCTGGTTAGCAACCATCGTCCGAGTCTTCCCAATCTTCATTGGTTTCAAGATCGCTATAAAGTAACTTGTGGCTGCAGAAAGGACAGTACTCAGGTTCACTCATTTCTTCATGAGTAACCTGAAATTCAGCTCCGCATTCTTGACATGTGATCATGCTGTTGTTCCTTTATATTTAATTGACATATCAGGTGTATAACTAACCGTTTCAAACATTCCCAAAGTTACTCCAGGATGTGTCCAAGTAATCTTAGACGGGCACTTGTCGTTTCTACAAACATAACCCAAAGTCTTTAATGAACCATCTGGATTAGTAAACTCCATACCACAAACAGAGCATTTCTTCTGTACAGTATTACCTGTAATAGTTGTTGCTGGAATGTTATACACATCAGGGTTCAACGTTGGTGTTGTATTAGCTGGATAAAACTTGATCTCATTTTTAGCATGGTAGCCATCATACCAGCCTTTCTTATAATCATCACTTATCATAGAGAAAATCCTTTAAAAGTATCTGAGTTAACATCTTTCTTCACGCCGCCATTTACATAACTGGTAATTTCAGTTTCCTGTGGCGCTACTTGAACTTCTGAACCACTAATCCACTTTTGCGTCCATGGTAGTGGGTTTGATCCGCCCTTATAAGGTGTAGGCAAACCAATAGCAGTCATACGCTTATTAGCAATCCACTCTATATAGTCAGAGAGCAACGCTTCATTGAGACCAACCATCGATCCATCTTTGAATAGATAATGAGCCCACGCTTTTTCCTGCTCAACAGCATCGGTAAATAGCTTGACACATTCAAATTTTGTTTCTTCTGCGATTCGTGCGAAATTTTCATCTTCTTTCTGTAGAGCCTTGAGTAGCTGCTGCGTTCCAGCAAGGTGAAGGTTTTCGTCACGTGCAATAAACTTAATGATTTTGGCATTGCCTTCCATCTTCTTTACTTCAGCAAATGCCCATGAACATGCAAACGAAACATAGAAACGAACTCCCTCAAGAATATTCACTGACATGAGTGCAAGCCAGAGTGCTTTCTTGTGTTGATATAAGTTGTAATAATTATTTGGTGATGAATTATATGTCATTTGTGTATTATATTCAATCAACTCATCATAATACTTACTGATATCACCAGCACAGTCTACAATCTCAGGAATATCCATTAGCTCATCAAATACTTTTGAAGGATTTGCATATATGTTTCGTATGATATGCGTGTAGCTTCTAGAGTGGATTGTCTCTGAGAAGGTCCATGTAGTGATCCAGGTTTCGAGTTCAGGCAAGCTACAAATAGGTCCAAATGCCATTGTTGGGGCTCGACCTTGCACAGAGTCAAGAAGGATCTGACGCTTGAGATTTGATGTGAAGATGTGTTGCTCATGTACAGTTAAATCCTTAAAGTCTTTTGCATCCTTATAGATGTCCACTTCTTCTGGACGCCAGAAAAAGCCGAGCTGTTTATCAGTTAGCTTCTCGATCCAAGGATACTTTTGCTTGTCATAACGTGCAACTGTGGGTGCATCGTCAAAGAAGCAATTGACCTTAGTATGATCTTTTTTATTAGTTGAATCGAATACTGAATAGCTCATTGTTGTAACTTCCTGCAAATCTCTAAATATAAATTTAATTCTGGACGAAGTTTGCCATTATACAGGTCTTCAATCAACTTATAATGAAAAGTAGGAATTATAGAACGAACTGTTTCATGTACTTGTTCATAAGACCATTCAGCAAACAAAATGTTCATTTATTAACTCCTGAATTCTGCTAGATGCCATTCGTGTTTAGTGACGACTCTAATTGTTCCTTTAGAAAAGGTTTTATCTAGAAAAGCATATTCATCTTCAGCACGTTCTACATAAAACTCTTTATCCCATGTAGTCTTGGGAATAGTATCAAGTTCACCATTCGTATAAGTTACAAGTTTACAGTTACGTGTCTTGCCGAACTGCATAAAAGGAACATAGCTCATTTATTAACTCCCAGCACAAACTTTGAAGCCTCTACCCACAGATAGACCGACTTTAGTGTCTTATATCCGTCGGAGCCATCATACATCTTGATGACGTATTCAGCTACTTCTGGATTCATTCCATGAAATGTCAGGAATGTATGGTAGTTTTCTTTTGTTACCTCAAACATTTTATCACTCATCTTTTTCTAAAAAGGAAATATTACTACGCCTAAGAGTTCTATTTTTTCGAGAACGAATTTCAGCATTCTCCCACGTCCAGCACTCACCAGTATCATCTTGAAAACAAACCCAGAATATATCATTCTCTGGTCCGCTCCAAATCATCCAATGTGCGATTGCTCTTCCTTTTGGAGTCATTAAAGGTATAGGTGGATCAATCCTCTGAACGTCTGCCATTGTTTATCTTCTCCACTGTTTGCCAACCATAATCACAAATATCACGATAGTTCAATGTAAGCTCTTCACCTTTTTCAATATCTTTATTAGCGATATGCATATACTTTGATGGACTGTCTAGGTTAGGACTATCGCTGTGGTTAATGAATATAAGATTATCAGAAGGACGTATATACAGATCAAGTGCCTCGTCATAACAATAAAAATAATCTATATGTTCTAGAAACATATCATACTGTGTCTTTTCTGCACTAACAATATCTACCCAACCATCGATAATATAATCATGTTTCCAAAAAACAGAACCTTTTTTTATAAGCTTTTTGGCAAAAAGACCTAGACCGTGTATATTACTCTTTGCTACTTCAGTTTTATATAACATAGGCATATTATTATTTCCTGTAATATTTTTCTTTATCATATTCCAGATATCCATCAGGAACATTATGCAGTATTTCATTATCATTATCATACAACTTTGGT